AAGGAAACTTATTTGATATGATTTTTTTACTAGGTCTTTCTGATTATCAGTAAGAAGTATATTTTGTTCTTCTAAACTTTGTAAAAATAAATCATACAAAATAGGAAGAGCCGCAAGTAAAGCCACACCACCTATTAACAAAGGTGTATTTTCATTGGCTAAAATTGTATTTATATTTTCGTGTATCTTGTGTCTCGATAAAGCGTCACGTTCTGCTGCCGTCAACTTTTGGATCTCTACGTCATCGGGTACCGCTTCGTATGCCATTAGCGCCTCTTCTTTTTGCCTGCGGGGGTTTTCCTGAACGCTACTGCCATTTTCTTAAGATTTAGTTTACCGTTACGATATCGGAAACGCGGCTTCTTGGAATTCGCTTTAACGTATTTGTTCCAGGCGCTTAGTTTACGCTTTTTGGGGGCTGTAATTATACTCCCTCTATACTGTTGCTGTATTTCCTTGGAACTCGGTATACGTTCGGATCTTTGAGAAGGATGTTCGAAAAATTGAGACCGTCCAAGGTCTGCCGCCCGTCTGCCATCCCTATAACCTGCCGCATAATACTCACGTTCTCTTTTTGTGGGCATTACTGCACCTCTTTACCTTCTAGAACTACTGTCATAAGCCCTGTGGGGCCCTGTGCTAGTATCTTCATTCCCGTATTGGGGGGGATCGTATAGTATAAGTTAGGGAATTGGGGCCCGACACCTGCATCGATAATCAGGAACTTGCTTACGTGCAGTGCTTCCCCGTTACCCTGTACGGTCCAAGAAAGCGCATCGCCCGCAGAACATCCGCTATAATCGAGAGAGACGTTGGTGACGACACTATAGAACCTATTAGGAGAGATAAAGTCCAGTAAGGTTGTACCGCCTGCGGTTAATGCTTCCTGCCCGCTCCAAGCAAATACATGATCACCGAAAAAGTTCAGGGTCGGCCCCGTCGAAAGTGTCATACTTCTTTACCTCTAAAGGCACAAGTGAATCCTATACCGTCCGCATCATTAGTACTACACTTGAATATGACTTTAGAGTTAGGAGCAATAATTAATCGAATATTATTACCAGGCACCCCACCGTTCATTAATCCACCACCCTCGGCTTCATTCAACGATTTAAGAACCACCTCGTTATTTAATTCTAAAATAAACCCTGCTTTCTTTCCCCCTGCTAGTTCTGCATAGTCAGGATAAAAACTGAATAAAGCCTTGATAATTTTAGTGCCAGTCCTAAAGTTAAACATATCTGCTTCGGTATTAGTGATCTCTATTTCACCCGACCAACCACCCCAATAACCATTACCCAGATAATTTATAGTTAGGCCAGTGCTAGGCGTATTTACCGTACCAATATAACCAACGCCCTCGGGCATTGTTTACTCGAATGTGATCGTGCAGCTTGAATCTATTGTGGCGGCAGTTGTTACCGCGACTTGGATGTCCAAAGTATTTCCGCTCGTGACTCCCAGTGCTGTCTTTTCCTGAACCACACAGTTTGCTACTCCAGTACCACCAGATGCGGCCTGTGCGATTGCAGGACCCATAAACGTGGCGTCGCCCTCTTGGAGGGCTGTCCCCGTTAACTTGAAACCTGAACAAAAATCTGCCCCAGTTCCTACACTACTAACTCCCATTGATATGGAACTTATTTGCGATACTCCGCTCGGTACTACCAAACTTAGTCCAGAACTTGCGAACTGGTTATTCATGCTTTGAAAACTAGTCGTTGCGCTCAACGCTGCTTCCGTTCGTGTTACTACGATTGCCATATTATGCCCTTACCTTTATTGGTCCAAGGGAAGCCAGAACTGGCGAACCCCGAGAAAATGAACGTACAGCCGCCTTTGCCAAGAACGCACCCACTAAAGTTTTAGTGATTGCTTGTTTGTTTGACTTTGCTGACTTCGATAAAGTCGTTAAACCTGAATTAAGATCACCTGCTAAAAAAGACTTCATTGCAGAACCTGCGTTAGTCTGTTCTAAAAGAGCCAAAGCGGCTCCAGTTTCAATTACATTTATTCCAAAAGAGCGCGAAGGTTTTCTTCTTGCCCGTGCACGACGTCTGACCATGCTGTGCAGATTGAGAGTAGCTACTTAACGCTGTCTACTCATTAACGCAGATATAAACTCTGTCTTTTCTGTTTGGCAAACTTCGCATAACCATTCATTGTTAACCAGATCATAACCGCGACGCTCCCCACAGGTATGACACTGTCCCGCAGGCTTACGCTCTCTCTGTTCTTCTCCTCTGGCCTTAAGCATAGCTTTACGAATTAAATGGTTTATGAATAAGGAAACGTTCATATCCTTACGCTCCGATTCCATTTTAAGATACGCTACCTCTTCAAGTCCCAAGGTAAAAGCCTTACTAACCTTAAACTCGTTCTTACGTCCCATTAATACACTCATGTTTATCTGCATCGAAATAAACTAAACCTTTGTAATGTGTGCCACATTTTTGACAATAGGTATAACTCATTTGTTAACCCTCTCAACCCATACCTGACAACAATCAGGACAGTACATGAAAGGATCACCTACAACATCCTTCACGTAAGCTAGCTTCTTATTACACTTCTCGCAAATCATTTCCAAGTACCATGACAACCAAGTGCAGTACACCAGTACACATGCTGAGCCTGTGGATGTTTCCACATTTCTTTTTTACATATTGGACATTCCATTTTATCTCTCCAAATCAAGACAGACGAAGCTAGTATATATAATTATAATATAATTTTATTATTAAACTAAATCACTTAATAAAATAAAATGAAAATAAGCCTATACATATAAATATAATTATAATATAATAATAATAGTACTACTTTAACCCTAGTTTAGCCCTGTTCTGAGGCTGTTTTACCCCTATTTCAGGGTCATTCTGGGTCTTTATGAGCCCTTCTAGGCCGCTTCTTTTCATTAACATTTCTGCGACTAGCCCCATTATGGGGTTATCTTTGGTTATGGCTTTGATTGTACTTTGGCCTGTAGACTCGTCTAATTTTTTGCTAGCCGCCCCCAGGGAACCAAAAAAAGAAGATTGAAAAGTTTCAAGCATTCCGTGGGTCCGTTCTTCTATCTCATCTATGATGGGTTCAAGAATTAATAAGAGATCATCATCACTCTCGGATGATTTCGCCCAAGCTACCCAGGCGTCCTTACTCAATCGGGCCACGTACGAAGCAAAAACGAAATAAAATAAAGACCAGGCGATAAGGTACCCCAATAGTTCTAAGGCTGAAATAACCATTTATTCCTTATCGAGTAAAGTTTTAATTGCCGCTAAAAAAGAGATGGCGCTAACTATCTTTAATTGATTATCGGTCACAGTCCGAGGCCTTCTTCAGCTCTGGTTAATATGGTTTCCTTACCGTAGGTCGGACGTACTACAATACTTTTGAAAGCAGGTTTAGTTATCTCGGCATCCTGAGCCAATTTCAATAATGCAATTATCGCGCCTACATTCATGCGAGACCTTTACCACCTAATTTAAAATCCTTTGGAAATTCGAAACCTTCAATACTACTGTATAGGCTTTCTGCCACTTTTTTACCCAAGAACTGTGCACCGATAGGAGTAGCAAGGAAACTTATTTGATATGATTTTTTTACTAGGTCTTTCTGATTATCAGTAAGAAGTATATTTTGTTCTTCTAAACTTTGTAAAAATAAATCATACAAAATAGGAAGAGCCGCAAGTAAAGCCACACCACCTATTAACAAAGG